GGGGGGGAAGGAGACTCCTTAGAGGGGGGTTTTGCCCTGTTTTCATCGCTTGCTCGGTTTGAACCTCGCGGCGTCGCCGACGGGCAAGGCGTTGCGGATCGCGGCGGCCCGCTTGTGCAGCGCTTGCTTCGTGATGCCGTACATCTTGGCGATGACCGGCGCCGACAGACAACCGGGCAAGGCCAGCGCCCAGCGTGTCAGCTCGACGTGGCGACGGAAGCGGAAGTTGTCGGTGTAGGCCAGCGCGTCGACGAATGACTTGAGCATCAGGCCGACGTGCTCGCGGGAGATGAAGGCCTCGGTCTCGACACGCGGCTCCTCGGGCTTGGTCGCCCAGGCCTGATGGTTCGGGTTCACCTCGAACACATGGCGAGGTTGCACCATCTCGCGATAGGGCAGCACGTTCGCGTCCCTCAGTTGTTCCTGCTGCCGCTTGGGCAGGGAATAGAACCAGCGGTCGAAGGAGCGAGCGTCGGCGCGTGGAGCCGAGAGGTCGTTCAGTTGATGCCGGGACACGGGTCATAGGTTCAAGGGATTTGCGGGCGGTGCAACCCTGCAAAGGTTTTGCCAATGCCCGGTCGTCGCATCGTAGGCGAGGAGGGCGTGACGCTTGACGCGTCTGAAGAAGGAAGCCCTGGTCACCTTGCGCTGGGCGGCGTACTCGGTGACGATCAGGTCGTCGAGCTCGGGGCCGGTCATGCGCTCGGGTAGGTCGGCGAGGTAGACGCGGAGCAGACCGATCTGGTCGTCCCTCTTGGCCTTAGCCCTGGCGGTCGCCCGTTGGCGGATGGCCTCCATGTGCTCGGGTCGGTCACGCCAAGCCTTTTGACGCCACCGGGTCATCTGGAGTTTGGCGAGGACGGCGGCCTGTCGACCTAGCGGGGTTCGTTTTCTGCTCGGCATGGTTAGCGCTGGGGGGCTTAGGGGTGGGCCAAGGTCGCGACCCTAGCGAACCCAAGTGAGCGTAGGGGGAGTGACCTACCTCTCTCAGGATGAGAGGGACGGAGTGTCAGTAGGATTGTCACAGGGTAAGGGAAGGCGATTTAAGGCTGGGGTGGGGTGGGGTGGCGGGGGTGGTAGCCCCCTATCAGATAAAACGCCTCCCAGACCCCTTGGCGGGGCTAGGATTGGCGTCTGGCTGGGCGTCCTCGGTCGTCGCGGCGTACTCCCAGCGGACTCGACCGCCCTCGGCGTGTTGCAGGAGGACGTGCCCGGAGTAGGCGGGCTGTCCTAGGGCGTTGACGAGGCCTGCCCGGAACTGGCGCTTGGAGAAGCCGAACTTGTAGACGGGGCGACCGTTGGCGGTGGCGGCGGTTCGGAACAGGAAGCCCGAGTCTCGGGCGAAGTTTACCCACTCGGCGCACCCGGCCCCGAGGTAGGCGAGTTGTTGGGGGGTCATCGTGTCCAAGTCGTCGGCGGACTTGGGCTTGGTCGTGTGATGCATGTAGAGCAGGGCGGCCTTGGTCTGCTGGAGCATCTCGTGGATGCCGCCCGGGCCGCGGAGGAAGGCGGAGGTGGCCGCTTGGTCGGCGATATCGAAGCCCGCATAGGAGAGCAGCGGGTCGACGATGACGAGGTCGATGCCGTGCTTATGGATCATGTCGCCGAGGTAGGCCACGAACTCAAAGCCGACCTTGGTGGACTGGCGGACGAAGATGAGGTTCTGGCGGAGCAGCGCCTTCTCGGGTTCGATTAGCTTCTCGGTCGCCCCCATCAGGGACTCGCTCGCGTCGCCTATATCGTTCTCCCCTTGGACGACGAGCACCTTGAGCGCTCGGACGGGCTTAAGGCCGAAGGGGGACTTGCCCAGGGCCCAATGCACGGCGAGGTGCACGGCGAGGGATGACTTGCCGGTGCCCGAGAAGCCGACGATCTGAAACGGGTAGCCTTGGCAAATCCAGCGACGGTCGGCGCCGATGAGCACGGTCGGGTCGGCGGCGGGGTCGAAGTTAAGCATGGCGTCGAGGTCGAAATACTCGGTCGTCTTGTCCTCTGGTGCCTCCTTGGGTTTGCCAGCGAGGGCCTTGAGTTGTTGCTCGGCGTAGGCCGCGAGGGCGGCGGGGTCGGTGCCCGGGTCGGCGACGGCCTTGGCGATGCGTAGATTGAGGGCGGCTATTCTACGCAAGGACGCGGCGGTGGCGACCTGTTCGGCCCACGCGGCGTTATAGGCGGAGAAGCCGACGTCGTTCGTCAGCCCGTTGACGGCCTCGCGTGTGACGGGCGACCCGGCCTTCGTCAGGGCGTCGAGGACGGTCAGTTCGTCGAGATCGGTGCCGTCGACCTTAAGGGCGTTGATGGCATAGGCGACGTCCTGCAGCCAAGGCTCGCCGAAGTCCTCGGGGGCGAGGGTCGGCGGGAGCGGCCGATTGTCGCGGATGACGGCGCCGAGGAGGAACCTCTCGACGTCGGAGTTGGTTTGAAGGTTCATGTGGGGGAGGGTGGGAATGACCTTCCCCTACCCTTGCGTCAAGACCTTTGCTTTTACGCCATAAGTGACGCGATGTTCCCGAGCGGGAACTTAACGCGCCTTTCTTGGCGTATTAACCTTTAATGTTCCCGAGCGGGAACTTTTGCGGGCGGGGCCGTAGTACGGAGCCCGGCGGATGAACTTGCCCGTGTAGCGGCGCAGCTCGATGCGCTCCAGGATGCCCGCCTTGACGCCCTCGCCGAGGTATCGCTTGGCGCAGGAGCGTTTGCACTTCCAGCGCTTCTCCCAGTAGTCGATGGGGTGGAAGCCCGGAGGAGCCTTCTCGGCTTGCTTCTGGATTTCCGAGACGATCGCGTCGAGGATGTCGTCCCTGACGCGGTGGTTTGCGAGGACGCTGTTGCCCTGGGCCATTAGATGCGGGGGGTGAAGTGACGGAGGCCGGTCTGCCAGACCCAGCGCTTGCCGACCTTGTGGACGAGCCAAGCCTTCCAGTCGTCGCCGTCGACCCATCCTGCCACGAAGCCGGAGCCCCAGCGGGCGGTGGCTAGGCGATGCGACGCGTAGCCCATCGATTCCTTCTGGCATAGGCACCCGGCGCTGAAGGCGTTTCCGCTGCCGTGCTGGGTCAGGGCGATGCTGGCTAGGGTATGGGTATGCCCGTGGACTAGGCCGCCGCCGTGGACGGCGTAGTGGAGGCCCTGTTTGACGGTGGCGTTCTCGCCGTGGGCGTAGCCGTGGACGAAGGCCATCTTGCCCAGGCGGTAGACGCCGAGGTCGGCGTGGTAGGGGAGGATGGTCTTGGCGCCGGCGGAGCGGGCCGTGCGGTTGATGGTGTCCTTGATATCCTGGCAATAGTCGCGGACGAGGGCGGAGCTCGACGACGCGATCAGGTTGTCGAGGCGGTGCTCGTGATTTCCCCAGAGGTAGACGGTCGGGCGGAAGCGCTTCAGGAAGTCCATCCCGGCCTCGAGGTCGGCCTTGAGGGACTCGCCGCTTTCCGCGTCAGAGGTGCCGACGCCACGGCGGAGGGCGCGGAAGTCGTAGTGATCGCCGCCGGCGATGCGGACGTGGGGCTTGTAGTCCTTGCAGAATTCCCAGAGGGCGGCGAGGGCCTCGGGGTCAGCCATATCCCCGTGGCTGTCGGACGCGTAGACGAAGCGGATGGGCTCGCTCACGACGCGGCTCCCTTCATCAGCCCTAGCTCGACGAGGCGGCGGTCGCGGTAAGCCCGGGCTTCGGCGATATCCTGGGGCGCTCGTTCCCAGAGGGCGACGCGGCGGCGGTTGATGCGGAAATAGAGCACGCCGTTGATGCGGGACAGGTAGCAGTCGGGGTTCGTCGGCTTGGCGAACGGGGTTTCCTCGCGGAGGCGCCCGACGGTGTGCTTCGGGCATTGCAGCAGCCAAGCGGCCCGCTCAATGGTCAGCCCCATGCCGACGGCCCAGACGGCTTGCTCGCGGGTCAGAGTTTCCACGCCCGGGCCATGCGGCGCCCCTCCGCCATGATTTCGTTCCGGCTGTTCGGCTTGAAGCAGAGCTCGACGTCGAAGTCGACCTCGGCCCGGAGATCCATGAGCGACCAAGCCTCCTCGTCGTTCGCGGGCAGGATGCCAGCGGTCGAGATGTGGACGGTTCGGAGGTTCCAATTGTATTCGTCCATGATGCGGCTGACGACCTTGTACTCGTTCAGGTAGCGCCAGTCCGAGCAGACGACGGTCTCGTGCGGGAGGCCATCGGCGGAGACGAAGGGGAGGTAGCGGGCGAGGTGCTCGGCGAAGACGTCCTGGTTGAGGGAGCGGGCGAACTTCCCGGTCGAGACGAGAAAGTCGCGGTGCTTGACCTTGAACTCCTCGTTGAAGAAGTCGCCCTCGAGATGCAGATAGGACAGCATCGCGTTGGCGCACTCCTTGAGGGGGTCGGCGAAGTTGACCTTCGACGCGCGGCGCTCAGACCATTCAAGGAGCCCGTTGGCGAGGGTATCCTTCCCGGCCCTGGAGAAGCCCGCGATAAGGACGAGGGTGGGGCGGCCTTCGATGATGCTCATTTGGCGGTGGCGTCGTATTGGCGGAGGATGCGGGAGAGGCGCAGCGCCTTACGGAACTGACGGCCCGAGACGTTCAGCGCCTTGCGGAGGTGCCGGTGCTTGACGGTCGGGTCGGTGCGGAGGGCCTCGAGGCAGATCAGGGTGCGGGTCTGGCGGTCGCCCTGGCGGGCCTCGGCGATGAAGTCGCGGTTCATTAGAACGGCGGGGCCTCCATGTTGGAATCGGGGGCGGGGCTGGCCTTGGTAGAGCCCTTGGCGAAGCCGAGTTTGTATTTGAACTGGGGCTTGCCCTGCCATTCGCCGTTCGGCTCGACGGTCACGGCGACGTCGATGGTCTGACCGGCGGCGGGCTTGAGGTACTCCAGGAACTCGGCGGGGGTCGCGTCGAGGCGCAGCTCGGCGGTGTACTTGCCGGAGAACTTGCCGACGAGCATGGCGAGGGCCTTGCCGTACTTGGCGGAGTAGTTCTTCGACAGGCAGTTCCCTTCGACGTCGACGAAGAAGATGCGGGCGGAGACGGTGCCGTCCTCCCACGTCTTCACCTTCTCGAACTTGGGCGCGATGAGCTTCAGGCGATAGTTGCCGGACTGCTCGATGGTCTTCAGCGGGGGGCGGTCGTTTGCGGGTTGGGTCATGGTGTTATTCGTGGATTTTGTAGGCGATGAAAAGGAAGGTCATTCCGAGCAGCCATAGAAAGATGGAAGCGCCAAGTTTAGGGGCCTCGGACTTTACTTCTTCGTCGGACAGCTCGCCGTTGTACTTTTTGATGGCTAAATACATCTTAACCGAACCGATGAAATTAAGCAGGGCGGTCAGAAGCAGAAATCCGATCAGGATGTTCTTAATCATGGTTCAGGCGAAGGTGATGGGGGCGGGGGCGTCGGTCGGCGCCTTGTTCAGGTCGAGCGTCTGAATCTCCTGGGAATAGCCGGGCCAGTCGTTCGACGCGAGGCAAGCCTTGTAGGTCTCGACGGCCTTGATGAAGTCGCTATAGCCGTAGGCCATCAGGTCGGGGCCGAGCTCGTAGACGGCGGTCTGCAGGGTTTCCTTCTCGACGCAGATGAAGCGGAAGCCTTGGACGTGCTCCTTGAAGCCAGCGGTATAGGCGGCCTTGTAGAAGTTAGCCTGGAGGTTGTAGCGGTAGGCTCGGACGGCCTTGAGGAAGCCCGCGGGGGAGGCGTCCTCGCACGTCTTGAGGTCGTATAGGTAGCCGTCTTCGCCGACGGCGTCGATGGCGGCCTTGATGTTGGCATCCATGAAGGTCGTCATGAACATGAACTCGGTCGCCTTGAACTTGAAGCCGTGCCGGTCAATGCAACCGAGCGCAGCGGCGGCGATCTTCAGGGACTCCTCGGCTTCGTCGGCGCTGAGGACGGTCGTGCCAGGTTGAAGGGCGGAGGTGAACGCCTCGTAGGCGGCCTTGCCGTCCTTCGTGCGGCGGTCGCAGACCGGGGCGATGGCGAAGGCGGTCTCGGCCTTGGGCTTGTCCAGGACGAGGGCGTGGACGTAGGAGCCGACGCGGAGGGCCTTGGTCGCCTCGCGGTCGCGGTTCATGTACTGGATGTAATGGGCCGGGGACTTGAGCAGTTCCTTGGAGCCCGAGTAGTTGAGCGCCTCAATGCCGTCGTAAAGGACGCGGGCGGGGATGATGTGGGGGGGGATGTGTTGCATGGGTATTAGTGGGAAAGGTTAGAGGGCGTCGTCCTCCGCGGTGCTGTCCTCGAGGGCGAAGGTCACGGCCTTCGCGTGTTGCAGGGCCTCCTCGGCTAGGCGCTCGCATTCCTCGAGCTGATTGCGGAGGCAACGCAGGGAGACGACGGCGGCGTGTGCCCGGTCATAGAAGGCCTTCACGTCGTAGGCCTCCGCGAGGGTGTCGGGGTTGAGGCGGTCAATCTCCTCGCGGGCCAGGTCGGCGCATTGGCTGACCCGGGTGTAGTCGCTGATCGTGTCGGCCCGGGCGGCGCGGTCGGACAACTTGCCCAGGGCGTCGGCGGACTGCATCAGGAGCCCGCGGATATAGTCGTGGTTCGTCATGTCAGAAGGTGACCTCGGTGATGGTCTTCCCATCGGTGAAGAAGAAGCGCACGTTCGACCGGGCGAGGCTGGGGAGGGTGTTGCGCTTCCAGTCGGCGAGGTTAGCGTCGAAGACCTTGCGGGACTTGGCGAAGACCTCGGCGTAGGGGATGCCGTCCAGGATGAGCAGCAGGACGAAGGGGTAGCCGGCGGAGGCGGCGGCCTTGACGACGCCCGAGGGCACGAGGATGGGCTTCTTGACGGGCTTCACGGGACGAAGGCGATGTGGCGCTCGAGGAAGCGGATGAGCTCGACGAGGAGCAGGGCGGTCAGGATGCCGGCGGAGAAGCCCAGCCAGAAGCGGTCGACGTTCACTTGGTCAGGGGGCGGGTGCCCGGTTGGGTGGAGGCCGGGGCCGAGAAGGCCGTCGGCTTGGAGGAGGAGGCGCCGTCGTCGTCGAGGTCGGTGGCGATGCCGCAAGCGGTCTGGATGGACTGGCGGCGAAGGTAGGTGATGGCGCTGCCGATCTGCTGCGGGGTCAGACCTTCGGCCTTAACGGACAGGCGGCCCGAGGGGAAGGCCGTGCCGTCGATGTGGCGGAAGGCGGTGAAGACGGTGACCTTGCCTTCCTCGCTGTCGAGGGTCTGGACGATGGCGAGGCGGTGCTTCGCGGCGACGGCCTTGACGGTCTCGAGCACCTCGGCGAGCGAGGCGTAGCGGGACTTGAAGGCCGGGTTGACGCGGTCGGCGTGGACGTTGCCGACGTCGTTCAGGAAGTTGACCAGGTCGGAGTTGGGATTGTGGGGGGTGCTCATGGGTAGATTATTCGGCCTTCGGCTTTTCGACGAGGGTCATCAGTTCGTCGCGGGCGATGCGCTGGAGGTCGCCGTTGATGATCGGGTTGTAGTATTCCTTCCCGTTGTAGACGGAGACCTTCAGGAGGCGGGCGAGACGATTGTCGGGCAGGATGACGTAGGAGGTGCCCGGTACGGGGATGGGCGGGACGACGAGGTGCTTCGTCGTTTGTTCGTTAGCGGGAATGCGTTGTTTCATTAGGGGGAGAAAGGGGAGGGGGCTGGCGGCGGAGTTATTTGGGGTGGATGAATCCCAAAATGTGTCCTATGTGCCAGCCCCCAAAGGTTAGTTGATGGCGCCGCGTCGAGCGGCGTCTAGGATGAGGAGGGCGTCGGCGTTCCAGAGAGTGACGTCGACGGTGGGAAAGAGCTCGGCGGCCCGAGCCTTGAGTTTGTTCTTCCAAGCGGTCGTGGTCAGGTCGCCCTTCGTGCCGCACGTGTGCGCCTTCTGCCAGATCGCGGGACGGACGCGGTGCATCTTCCAGCCAAGCGTGACCGCGGCGCCGTAGAGGACGCCGGTGTTCCACATCAGTTTGCCGATGGCGGAGCCCGGGATGTTCTTGCCCGCGAAGAGGGGCGGCTCCTCAAGGTAGCAGTCGATTTCCTTCGCGGTGTTGGAGACCTCGACGAGGAAGGAAACAACCTCGAAGTCAGTCCCCGGCATCTTCTGCACCGTGACGAGCCCGTCCTGATCCAAAAGGGCGAGCCCGCCGTTCACGCCTGGGTCGATTGCTACGATGAGGGCCACGGACAAGACCCTTGCAGTCGTGCAAACTCCTTGCCAGAAATAAACTAGCGGCGGACTAGATTGCCTACGCGGACGGCGTAGGATGCCCGGGCGGGCGGAGCGTTCGACAGGCGGAAGCCGATGCTGGCGGCGCCGGTGAAGCCGAGGTTCCAGCAGAGGGCCAGACACTCGGGCGAGGGGTTAGGTATGCCCCGGGCGGTCAAGCGGCCTCTGAGGGCACGCAGATAGGCAAGGGCGACCATGTCCTGGGCGAGCGGGGAACGCCATTGCCAGCGGGGGAAGGTCGGTCGGCCTTCGCGGAGAAGCTGCGCGTTGCCGTCGGCCCAAGCCTCGGGGTGCATTTGGTAGAGCCCGAGGGCCGCCCCGCCGTCGCCACGCTGGTCACGCTCGCCGCCCTCGACCTGACCGATCGCGTGGAGGATGCGGGCGTCGGACTGGGCGTTGGCAGCGCAACCGAGCAGGAGCAGGGCGACGATGGGGACGGGGCTCACGGGCGGCGGGGGATGAACGAGCCCTCGATAGTGACCTCCGCGATGCGATAGGAGAAGGTCAGGCCGATGCAGTCACCGGCCCCGACGTAGGGCTTGATGCTGATTTCGTCGGCGCCGTCGGTCGTCATGAGCACGGAGTAGTCGCGGATGAGGCGCTCGACGTGGGGCAGGGCGAACTTGGCGCGGGCGTAGTCGCCGGTGATGATGCGCTCGTTGATGTGGTAGACCTCGCCG